ATAGTTTTATATTAGCATCCACACCCACAAGTAGATGTGCAATAGTTTTTAGCTTTATTATATTTATCTACAGCATCTGTATCTTTTCCTTGATTAGCTGATGCCTCTGCAGATTTAATAAGTAAATGAACTTTCTCTGCAGTTTTAATATCATCATCACATTTAGAACAATTGCATGTGCAATTTATTCCTTCCTCTACTAACTTAGCTACACAGCAATATAACTCACAAGAAGCTACAGCTGATGAAAACTCTTGTGAGCTACTATCACTTACATCTGTAGCAGAGATATTAATAACCCCATTAATTGCTGAAACTGTAGGCTCTAAAACGGTAACATACTCTTCCCATACTACTATATCATCTCCATTAGGAGTTAAGTTACCAGCAGAATAAGTAGCATTAGTAATAAGATTATTATAGCTAATAGTAATATTATTAACACAATCAGATACTACTACTGTAATCTTTTTACAATTTGGGGAGAAAGTTATAGAGTCTATATTCATTGTAGTAAAGATAAGAAAAAGTAGGGGATTGCTCCCCCACTTTTTAATGATTAATTCAATTATAAAATACGTTCTACTGCGGCAGATCCCCAGGTAGAAGTATCACTACCTAAGAATACTAGGTCAGCTTTAGTAGAATCTTCTGCAGTAACTTTACTGTAGATTGTAATGCTATTCAACTCAGCGGCACGGGCAATACCTGTATCAGCTGGGTGGTTGTGAGCATATTGGATTTGAACTACTTCATAAGTATTTCCACTTTGAGCAAACTCATGAAAAGCCATTGGGAAATACATACGGTTGAAATTACCATAACGAGCACGTTGTGATTTCTCATCAGATAATACCTGCCAGTAGTTACCAGCACCAGCGTCAAAACCAGTAGTAGTAATAAGAGAACTAGATCCTACTGTTGTACCAGCTACAGTGCCACTAGTGTAAGCAACTGTTACATCGAATACAACTCCAGCATGGCGAGCTTCAATGTCAAGAGTTGTAGTATTGTCAGTAACAGTAAAAAGCTTACTAAGAGTAGTATTTGCTTGCAGTTTTGCAACAATTACATCATAAAGCGTTGCTTCTGTATTGTTATGTTGACCAGAACCAGAACCTGCTGGTACATCGATGTTAAAAATCATACGACCTGCTGCAAAATTACCTACAAGTGGGAAATCTACAGTTCCAGGACTAGAGGATAGATCAAGAGCAGTACCATTTTCATAGTAGTTAGCATAAGCAGTTGGTGCATTACGAAGTGCAATACGTACCATTACATCGTTACCTGATGGGTTACCAACATTCAATGTTACTTTGTGACGAGTAGATGCAGTATAGATATCATATTTGATTCTCTTGATATCAGCAATATCAATAATAGGAGAAGCAATGGGATTTCCAGAAGGCATAGTTTGTACAATTTGAATTGGACCAACAGCAGCTGTCAATGAGGTTGTCAAGTATGCATTAGCAGCTAAATTCCAAACTCCAACTTTAGATGCATTAGCAGCAGCATTTACAGAAAAAGTTGAACCAGTAATCAGCGTACCATTGGTAGTGTCGCTATTATCATTAGCTACAAATACCTGATTTAAATTAGAAGGGGCCATTGTTTTAAAATTTTAGGCGTTAAACATTGATTTAATTATTTACTCACTCTCTAGATTTTCTAAAGTTTGAGTTTGATACCTGGGGTCTTGTATTCCCTCAAGTATGCTCTTTATTGCCATCTCTACAATCTCAGGGTGAGTATGCTCAGCTAGTTCACATCCTATCCCTGATTTAATAGACATGGCTTTTGGGGTTCTGATGTATTTAATAATTACTTCAGGAACCATAAAAGTATTATCTGTATGAATATCAATGAAATTCTCCTCTATTGTATAAACAGGGGATCTATAATCAGTGATATTAAATGGGTCTAACATCATATTTAACACGTCATCGTGTTGTGCAAATTTACAAATAGAAATTCTTTTATCACCACCTGAATTAAACTTTCTATTAGTTATTTCAATAGTTTTTAAGTTACCTAGAGAATAAATTTTTTGAAATGTATCTTGATTATTTGGATTAAACCAATTAACTGTTATAGAAGACATATTAGAATAATTTTCTTCAGATATCTCTATTAATAAGTTATTTGAGTTTTCAGTAGGGGTTTGGTGAGTAGTCCCTATAGAAGATTCCTCTGTATCTTCACTTATTACAGGAGTTCCTATATTCCAGTTTGCAGTATTTATAAGTAAATCGTGTAATGCTGGTAAAGTAATACCATCACCGTTTTGAAACATGATAGTAGGAGTTCCACCAACATCTGTAAAAGTAATATTAGCTAGATAATAATCCTCAGGATTAGTTACAGTAGCATTTGGGAATAAGGGTATAGTAGTTATATATTTTCTAATTGGTGTTAAATTATAACTAATAGTAGTAGTAGAAGTAATTACTTTATTACATGAATAATCAACTACACCTCTAACTCCAATTAGAAACATATAATCTAGTGGGAATGTAACCCTATCTACATATACATTAGTTCTATTAGCAGTATATACATATTTTCCTAAGCTGTCTGCTAATACCCCGTGATTATAAGTAGATATCTTTGAGTCTACAACGAGAGCCCTGAGGTCATCGATCCGTTTTTGAGATTGCTCAAAGCCTTTATTAAGTCTATTAGAGGTTGGGTTGTACCTCTGTTTAATAAACCTAGTAACAGCTAGATTAAGCTCATGATCGATTTCCTCAGGTAATAAGACATCAACCTGGTAAGATGCAATCTTTTGCACTCCCAGGTTGACGGCTATATGCATCTCATTTATAGTCACTATGATACTTCTTTTAGTTTAGCTCTTAATATATTTACTAAACCTGAGTTTTTCTTGTTCTTGAAGAAGGTGATTGTATCTTTCATATCTTCCCCAATTGTCTCATCTTCATAGATAATCTGATTTCCGATTTTTCTAAGAACTGATTTTGCAACCATTTCCTCAATTTCAAATCTGATTTCAAGATTAGTATCAAGTGAGTATTTCAAAAATCTCTCAGGATTCTTTTCTTTATAATCATAGAGAGTATTCTCAATTTCTATCTTAGATAACCTATCAGGGTCTCCCCCTGTAAGAATTCTAAGAAGCATTTTCATTTTACTCTCATCTACTGACACCTTAATAAACTCTTTATCAGCCTCTTTCTTAACTTGCACTTTCTCACTTCTCTTTAGCAAGTCTTTGTGAGGATCGTAGATATAGAATCTTTTAATCCCATTTGAATTCATCTCTTCTTCTGAGATGGCTACATGCTTATGTTTCATGCACCATTTCCAGTAGATGTAATCTATGGCATTAACTGGCTCCCCATTTGCATCAATAGAGATATCCAATTCTACCCCCTCAAAAGGAACTCTAAGAGTCAAACTTGCCCAAAAGTCTTTTGCTTTTGCTGCAAATTCAGGGTGTCCTGCTGGTATGTCAATAACTCTTCGTAAGAGTTTTCCTTCTTCTTCTCCATCAACTCCTTTGAGTGGGAGACGGTCAACAAATATTGACCCTAGTTTCACTTTGGCTCCTGCTCTAATCTCTTTTGGGAGATGGTTAAGAACCTCTTTTCTTCTAATAATAATTTTTCTTTCCATAATAAGTTCTTTTTGTTAGTTAGTACTGAAGGACAAAGAATAACCTTCAATTTTATAGTTTAAAAAGGGGGAAGGGTTATCCTCCCCCTTTTTGTTGCAAACCAAACAATTAACTAGCAGTACACTGAAGATCAAGACTAGTATCGAAACGACGAAGTAAGATACCAGCTGTTTTCAACATATGAACTGAAGCACCGTCAATGTCACTAGCACGAGTGTCATTTCCTGTAAATCCTTTTGGAACTACAGAACCAGCTACGCACCAACGCATCATTTCACGACCTTTCTTATTTACCATTTGGAGGTTGTTTTCACCATCATAAGTAGATTGGTCAACAAACACCATACGATAAGACTCAAGTGGAAGACCAGAAACTGGGTGCTTCTTAGAGGCTTGAGCTACAGGACCGTGATCGAATAAAGGAGATTTAACTACATTAACACGATGTCCATCAACGTGATCGTAGCTAGTGAAGTAACCAGTAATACCAAGGTTACGACCACTACCAGTAATGAACGTAGGTTGAGTAGTTTGAAGATATTGATTACCACTGTAGTATGACTTAAGTGCACGATCAAATTCACGAGCACCTCCGATACCAGTGTACAAAGTAACTTGCTTATCAGTAGCATCAGTCATACCATAGAACAAATCACCAATTACTTCTTCAATCTTAGCTTGAGTAAGAGTTGAGTAAGTGTCTTTGTTGATGATCTGCTCAAGCAAACCTGGGCCAGAGATTACAGGTTGACCATTCTCATCGAGCATAGTGCTAACACCATTAGCATCGTGAGTCTTCTGGCCATACCAGTAGTACATTTCACACTCTTCCTTGAACTTAATCATGTGACGGTACTCTTCGTAATCCATCCACAATTTAGTCTTAGAACCTTCTTTCAAA